TGGGTACAAGCAGACGTAGACCAGTCTGGTATTGAGGCGGCACTGACTGCTGACATAGCGGCGCAGAAGACACCTACTACTGGCGACGGAACGCCTTGGTAATGGGCATGCTTATGGATATTGCGAACATCGCAACTTCAGTTATTGCAGTATGCTCATTGATTGCTGCTCTAACGCCCACACCAAAAGATGACGTGTGGATCGGGAAGGCGTACAAGTTCCTTGAGGTCTTGGCGCTTAATGTAGGTAAAGCAAAACAGTAAGGAGTAACGACGATGGGAAAAAATGAAAAGACCCCAATCACCGTGAACGACAAAGAGTATTTCGTTGAAGATTTTAACGATCAACAGCAGCTGCTCTTGAACCACGTAAACGATCTAGATCGCAAGTTGGCGAGTGCTAGGTTTAATGTAGATCAATTAGCAGTTGGCCGTGACGCCTTTATTCAGCGCTTAGCAGACGCGCTAGAGCAAGAAGTCGTCACTGATGCTGACTACGCTGAGGTTGCTGATCAGGAGGATTGATGCCTCTCATAACTCTGGATATCCCACCGGGGATTGTACGGAACGGAACAGACCTGGAGTCGGCAGGTCGTTGGAGAGATGCAAGCCTAGTTAGATGGCGAAACAATTCTCTGCGACCTATCGGCGGCTGGGATACCAGAAAGGCTGCGGCGGCGTCTCAACCGCCCCGTGGCGCTGTTACGTGGTTAGATAACTCAGGTGACATCCACTATGCCTTTGGCACGGCGGATAACCTGTACACCTCGCTAGATTCCAACACTATTATTGATATCACCCCTTCGGGTTTGAATTCGGGCAACGTCGATGCGGTTGAAAACCTTGGCTTTGGCGGTAACTTTTATGGCAATGAATACTACGGTACTAGCCGGGTGGCTGGCGTGCCTACGGAATGCACTACGTGGTCATTGGATAACTGGGGTGAGTATCTTGTCGCGTGCTCTAGTGATGACGGCAAGCTTTACCAGTGGCAGCTAAACAACACGCTTGATGCGGCAGTTGTCTCTAATGCGCCTACTGGGAATACATCTATCCTCGTGACCGAAGAGCGCTTTGTCTTCTGCTTAGGCGCTGGTGGCAATCCTCGTAAGGTTCAGTGGTCAGATCGAGAAGACATCGATACGTGGACGCCTGCTGCGACTAACGAGGCCGGCGACATCGAATTGCAGACGTCTGGCAAGATCATGCAAGGCATTCGTATTCGAGGCCGGGCGTTGATCATTACGACTACCGATGCGCATATTGCATCCTACTCTGGGCCTCCTGTTGTTTACGGCTTTGAGCGTGCAGGAACGGCCTGTGGCGGCATTTCCCGTGCAAGTGCCGTGGCAGTAGATGAGGGCGCGTTCTGGATGGGCCAAAAGGCATTCTTTGTCTATAACGGCTCTTCAGTACAAGAGATTTCATGTGATGTCGCAGACTACGTGTTTGACGATATCAACAACTCCCAAGCGTCTAAGGTTTGTGCTGTTCACAACGCGCAGTATGGCGAGGTGTGGTGGTTCTACCCTTCAAGGGATTCACAAGAGAACAACCGCTACGTCTCTTACAACTATCAACAGAATTACTGGATGATTGGCAATCTATCGCGCACTGCGGCTGTTGACCGTGGCGTATTCCGATATCCAATGTGGTTCGACGCTGACGCGAATATTTTTGATCACGAGGTGTCACTATCTCACGATGGCGATGATATTTTTGTGGAGAGCGGCCCTATCTTTGTTGGTGAGGGCGAGAACGTCGTCCGGGTTACCGAGTTGATACCGGATGAAAAGACACAGGGCCAAGTCACAGCTACGTTTAAGACGCGCTTCTATCCTAACGCCGAAGAAAGCTCTCACGGGCCATTTACTATGGCTAACCCTACTAGCGTGCGGTTTACCGGCAGGCAGCTTCGTATGAGGCTTACAGGCTCTGATCTAACGGATTTCCGTGTTGGTAATATGCGACTCGATGTTAAACCCGGAGGGCGTCGGTGAGCGCTGGCGTATCACCTCCACCGCCAGGCGGCCCAGAGTGGAAGCCGTGGGGTGAGCGACTTAACGACTATCTAAAACGGGTGCGTTCGCAGCTCGCGTTTAAGGATGCCAGATCCAGTGCAAAGGATGACGGCGTTATCTTATGGAGCACTGAAGGCTACCCGGTAGTATCAAAGGATGGGTCTTTTAGGCAGATCGTTTTAGCTGATGGTCATGGCGACTTCGCTATCACGTCTGATTATACCTATGCGGCGGCAGATACAACGTATGAATTAACGTACACGGCAGGGAGCGACAACACGGGCCTCACGCAAAGCGGATCACAGATAGCCTTTGATGAAGCGGGTTATTACTTGGTCAGCTTTTCTGCGCAGATCTTCTCCTCTAGCAGTAGCACCATAGAGTTTGTATTTTGGCCTAAGATCAACGGCACTAACTTGGGCGGTAGCACGATAAGGACGGCCTTACACGGTAATTCAGAGACCACAGTTGTAAGTCGGACGGCGATTATTAAAGTAGAGGCAGACGACTATTTAGAGGTCGCTACGGCGTGTGACAGCACAAACGGGTCGTTAAAAGCATTTGCGGGGAGCAGTATTTCTGATGAACCGGCCTGTCCTGCGACAACATTAGCGATCCTACGGATGCATAGGTGATATAATTGGCAACCATAGTAGAAGAATTAGTGCGGTGTCAGTCTTGGTTAGAGGCAGCTTTAGAGAGAGCAAATGGCACCCACACGATTGAAGACGTGGTTGAGGCTGTTGCTGAAGGAAGGATGCAGTTTTGGCCGGCACCACGAGGATGTGCGGTAACGGAGATTATTAAGTACCCCAACAAGAAGGTTTTACATATCTTTTTAGCTGGGGGTGAGTTGGATCAGATCGTAGATATGGATAGCTCTGCGGCTGATTTTGCACGAATGAACGGTTGCACTGCTATGACAATCGCGGGACGCAAAGGCTGGGCTAGAGTGCTGAAGGATAGAGGCTATGAAGAAGCCTACACAGTATTAGCAAAGGAACTTTGATATGTCAGGTGGAAAAGGCGGCAGTCAGTCAACCAAGGTAGAGATACCTCCGTTTATTGAGGAGGCGGCGAAAGAGAACCTCCGGCGTGCGCAGAAAACGGCAGGCATGGGCTATCTACCCTACTACGGCCCAGAGGTTGCGGCATTCTCTCCATTACAAGAGCAAGCCATGCGCACCACAGGCGGTGCCGCTGAGGCATTTGGCCTTGTTGACCCCGGCTTCAATCCTTTAGCGGGGATGCCTCGCGCTGATTATTTCGACGGCGGTTTGCGTGGTTACGGCTCAGGCGGTCTATTAGAGGAATCTTTAGGTGAGCTTGCGACTCGCAGTCCAACTCAGTTTGCTGCAACGGTTACTCTCCTGTCTTTAGCGGCATGGTTGACTTCTTCGATCCTGAGCTAAGCTCTGCGGCTGGTGGTCGTGGGATCTCTCCACAGATGCAGGCATTGCAGGAGCAGATAGATCAACTGCGTACACAGCCTGCTTTTGATCCTTCAGGTATTAACGAGCGCATCGCTGGCTTAGAGGGCCGTATTGGTAGTAATCAGTTTGACCCTTCTGGTATCAACGAAAGAATTGCTGGGCTAGAGGGCCGCCTTACTGGGATGAGTCCATTTGACCCGTCCAACCTACAGCAACAAATTGCTGAGTTGCGTGGTCGTGAATCTTTTGACCCAACCGATTTAACCGCAAGACTTTCTGGGTTAGAGGGTAGAGTTAGCGGCATTTCGGACTTCGATCCCTCCGGCTTACAGGCGCAGATCCTAGCTAATCAAGAGCGTATTGGCGGAATGAGCCAATTCGATCCTTCAGGCATTAACGAGCGCATCGCCGGCCTTGAGGGAAGAGTAGGTGGAATCTCACAGTTCGATCCCTCTGGCTTGGAAGCGCAAATCAGAGCTAACCAAGAACGCTTAGCTGGCATATCTCAGTTTGACCCATCAGGAATTAATCAGCGCATTGCTGGATTGGAAGGTCAGATCGGTGGTATGAGCCAGTTTGACCCAACAGCTCTACAGCAAAGACTGGCAGGCGTAGAAAGCCAGCTTGGCGGCTATCAACCATTTGACCCTAGCGAACTACAAGCACAGATAGCATCGTTACGTGAGCGCCCTACCTTTGACCCAACTGGATTGCAAAACCAAATCTCCGGCCTTGAGCGACGCCTCGGAGGAATGAATCAGTTTGATCCTAGCGGTTTACAGGCACAGATAGAAGCTAACCAACAAAGACTAGCGGGCATGAATCAGTTCGATCCATCTAGCTTACAAGCGCAAATAGAAGCTAATCAACAAAGGCTCGCAAATATAGGTCAGTTCGATCCGAGTGGTTTGCAATCGCAAATTGCAGGGTTAGAGCAAAGACTTGGCGGTATAAATCAGTTTGATCCTAGCGGCCTACAACAACGTCTGAGTGGCTTAGAAAGTCAGATAGGCGCATTCCAGCCATTCGATCCAAGCGGTTTGGCTAGTCAGATATCAGCACTTCAACAACAAGTGGCCGGCCTAAAGCAAGGCAGCACCATGTACGGCGGAATAAAGCCATTACCCACGGCATTTAATCCCGTGAAAGGCGGAGGTAATTAAGAATGGCAGGATCAGCAACAGGGCCAGGAGTGATTCCTACGAACGGCATGCCACAAGAAACGCTTGCGCAAACCCCAGTGCCAAATATCGTTCGAGCAACAAATGAAGCAACAATGGGGCCGGAAAGTTTTCGTAGATTAGGAGGGCCAGTTAACACAAATGCTCCTTTAGAGGCGGTCTTGAAACCGTATCTATATTATTTCCATATATCTCGTTAAAAATGGTTCTGTAATGTTCCGGGATGGACCGGCTGATCTTGTCCATATCGGCCCCGGATTCCTTGAGGGCCTCA